ACATTTGGAGGTGATTTCGATGATTCATCAGTAGATGCCGCCGCAAGTGCATCTTCGTTCATTTTAACATTGACTGGTAGTTTAGTTAGTGAAACAATCACATCCGCATCATTAGACCCACAAGATTCTAAGTATATTACAAAACTTTACGGATACGCTCCTAAGTCAAGTAAGTCTGCTTACACATTCTTGAACTTCTCAACATTCCAATCTGCATCATTTGCAACAGGTGAAAATGTTCAAGTATCTTTAACTCAAGTTGATGTTGATTACACTAAATCTTATTCTTGGGCATCTACTCCTTGGATTAAATCACAAAAAGTTGGTGGTGTTGCTACTAACTTGTTTAAGCTCCACACTTTATCTCATGGTACTGCTACTAACTACGAATTCAAAGTAGGTATCCGTGATATCAAACCAGCTTCAGAGGTACCAGGTTCTGAGTATGGTACATTTAGTGTTATTGTTAGAAGAGTAGACACTTCTAAAATTCCTAATTCAATTTTCGGACAATCAGTACAAGATGCTGATACAAGACCAAATATCGTAGAAGAATTTACAGGTCTTAATCTTGACCCTAACTCACCAAACTACATTAAGAGAGTAATTGGTGACAAATATATTACTGTTGATGCTAATGGTAAATTGTCAACTAATGGTGACTACAATAACGCATCAGTTCACATTCGTGTAGAAGTTGATTCTGATGTTGATAGTGGTGCTATTGATTCAACACTCGTACCATTTGGTTTTGGTGCAGTGACTTCACCATTACATTCAACTTATAACTTACCAACCCCTTCTTATGTTGTATCTCAATCAGTAAGTAACGAATACAATAAGAGAGTATTCTTGGGTTACAACTTTGACTTTACAAATACCGACAACTTGAACTTCTTGATGCCAACCCCAGACGGGTCAACCGAAACGGTTGGTACTGACTTTGATTTGGCTAATTGTGTTACAGGTACTGTTGGTTCTGAGACCGCAATCACATTAACTTCAGACATCGATTCTAAGAAATTCATCGTACCTTTCCAAGGTGGTTTTGATGGATGGGAACCAAACCGAGTAGTTAACATGGGTAACAATATTGTTGCCGGTAACACTCAAGGTTTGGATTGTTCATCCGCAACCGCAGCTGGTACTACCGCTTTGAGAAAAGCTATTAACGCAGTTTCAAACCCTGATGAGTTTGATTTAAATATGTTAGTTCTTCCAGGTATTTTAAATAGACTACACTCTTCAGTTACTACTTTCGCAAAAGATTTGTGTGAAGATAGACAAGATTGTTTCTATATAATGGATGCTGGTGGTTACTCTGACTCCATCTCAACGGTTGTTAACTCGTTGAGTTCGTTTGACTCTAACTATGTTGCGACTTACCACCCATGGGTTAAAATCCTCGATACTGATAGAAACAAACCTGTGTGGGTTCCACCAAGTGTTGTTCTTCCTGGTGTTATTGCATTCAATGACTCAGTTGCAGCTGAGTGGTACGCTCCTGCCGGTTTGAATCGTGGTGGTTTGTCAAATGTTATCGAAGTTAAGACTCGTTTGACTCACGATGAGAGAGATACACTCTACACAAATAGAATTAATCCAATCGCAACCTTCCCAGGTCAAGGTGCTACTGTATTCGGTCAAAAGACCCTACAAGCTAAACCATCCGCATTGGATAGAATCAATGTTCGTAGATTAATGATTGCTGTTAAGAAATACATCGCATCTTCTACAAGATACTTGGTATTCGAACAAAACACCGCAGCAACAAGAAATCGTTTCTTGTCAATCGTAAACCCATACTTGGAATCAATCCAACAAAGAAATGGTCTTTACGCATTCCGTGTGATAATGGATGACACCAATAACACACCAGATGTAATTGATAGAAACATCATGGTAGGAGAAATTTACTTACAACCAACTAAAACTGCTGAATTCATTGTACTTGATTTCAACATCCTTCCAACGGGTGCTGCATTCCCAGGTGCATAATTTTAGAAGAATGACTATTTATTAGAAAGATAATAGGAGATTATAAATGGCACAATTATTAGACCCAAATGAAATTATGTTCACCAACTTTGAACCTAAAATGTCAAATAGGTTCATTATGTACATCGAGGGAATCCCGGCGTACTTGGTGAAAACGGCAGCCAGACCTGAAATTACAAATGGTAAAGTTACCATCGACCATATTAACACTCGTAGATACATTAAAGGTCGTTCTGAGTGGTCTGATATTACAATTAGTCTTTATGACGCAATTGTACCATCAGCAGCACAGGCAGCTATGGAGTGGGTAAGACTACACCATGAATCAGTAACTGGTCGTGATGGTTACTCAGATTTCTACAAGAAAGATATCACATTCAACAGTTTGGGTCCCGTTGGTGATAAAGTAGAAGAGTGGACATTAAAAGGTGCTTTCATTCAAACTGCTAAGTTCTCTGATATGGACTACACAGGTGAAGATTTAGCAACCGTAGATTTAACACTTACTTACGATTACGCAATACTACAATACTAAAATACGGATTGTAATAAAAATTGTAAAATGAGAACCCCACCAAATAGGTGGGGTTTTTTTTGTATTAAAAAGTTTTATTTCTATATTTATATGTACATATTAAAAGGAGACGATTATGATTAACATTATTAGAATGAGAGATACACAAGTTGTGTATGCTATCGTAACTGAGGGTATTGTATCCATTACAGAGACTGAAACGACTTATGATGGCGATATCTTTGAAGTAGATGAAAACTACCCATATACCTGGGTCGATGGATATGAATGTATTCGTGCAGAAATTGAAGTTCCTGAAAATTGGTATGGTGGAACTCACAAATTAGTTGGTGTGGATGGTGCATATTCATTTGAAGCCGTTGTTTCCGAATAAATTAAAATTAATTAGTTATGGCAGATTTACAAGATGATTACAAAGGAATGTCTGATAAGGACATCGCAAACAAGTTAAGAACGGAAGCTGAGATACAAACTCTCCGTGATTATAAATTTCCAACAGAAATCATAGAATTACCATCAAAGGGGCTTGTCTATTCAAAGGACAACCCCCTTTCAAGTGGTAAAATTGAAATGAAATATATGACCGCAAAGGAAGAGGATATCCTCACTACTCAGTCATATATCAAAGATGGTTCAGTTCTTGACCGATTATTTCAATCTTTAATTGTTAGTAATGGTGAGGGGCAGCCCGTTAAATATGTTGATTTAATTGTTGGTGATAAAAACGCTATTATGATTGCGGCTCGAATTTTAGGATATGGTAAGGATTACAAAGTAAATGTGACCGACCCGTTTTCTGGAAACGAACAAACTGAAACAATCGACCTTACTCAGTTTGAAAATGCAGAATATGATGGTTCTGCTCAAATTGAATTACATAAAAATGAGTTTTCTTTTAAACTTCCACAATCACAAAGAGAAGTTACCTTTATGATTATGACAGAATCAAAAGACCGAAAGGTTAAACATAGATTAGAAGAAATAAAGAAAGCAAATCGTAAGTTAAAGGTTGAAACTATGCCTGAATTAACCACTCGACTGAAAGAAACAATTTTATCAGTAGATGGTGACCACGACCAAAATACTATTAATAATTTTGTAGACAATGAACTATTTGCAGCTGATTCAAGAGCATTTAGAAATTATATAAAAGAAGTTTCTCCTGATATTGACCTAACATGGGAATTTATCTCAGAAGAAACTGGGGAGAGGAGGGAAATGAGTCTACCGATAGACCTTACCTTTTTTTGGCCTGCCGATTAATTATAGGCAAATTCTTCACTCTCAATTATTTGACCTTATATACCATGGTAATGGTGGGTTTACTTGGAATGATGTGTATAATATGCCTATTTGGGCAAGAAAGTTTTATACAAACAAAATCATCGAGTTTAAACAAATGGAAAAGAAAAAGATGGAAGAATCACAATCTAAGAAAAGGGGAACACGAAAATAGTTCCCCTTTGATATTTATATAAGATAATAAACGGAGACCATAATGGCTAAAATGAATTTTTTACAAAGAATTGTAATGGGTAAAGTCCTAAAGGGCCTTGAAAAAATGGCACAAAAAGACCCTAACATTAGAGGAAGCTTTGACGAACTTGGTAAAGCTGCTCATAAATTACAACAAGATATTGATGCTCATATCGAGAATTCTAAAGATACCTTCAAATAAAATAACTTAGGTCAACTAAAATGGCAAAAAGTAATAAAGAACGATATGATGAAGCAAAACTTCGTAAAGAAGCTATGGCTGACAATGATTTTCTTGTCAGTCAAGCTGATTTATTGAATCGTAAAGTTCAAGACCAAATTGTCAATGCCAAAGAGTTAAACAAACTAAGAAAAGATTTGTTAGATGGGATGGTCGATGAAAAAGACAATCTTGAACAACAAAAATCATTATTAGAGGACTATGATAAACAACTTAGGGAATTAGTAGACCGTAGAACAAAGCATGGTAAAAATTTACTTCAAGAACGCGATAATCTAAAAGAGATTATAAAAACTGAAGAAAAAAGACGAGATTTACAAGACCAATTGACTCAAAAAGCTGGGGGTATGTTAGATAAACTTGAAAGTCAAGTTAAAAATATTCCTATTATTGGGGATTTGTTAGCATCGTCCATGGATTTTGGTGGATTAAAAAAACAACTTGGTGGAGTGATGAAAGGAATCACTCAGAATTTTGTATCATTAACTAAATCTGGTGTCCCTGTGGGTAAGGCAATTGGTATGTCATTTAAAGGGGCAATACCTGGAATAGCATCATTTGGTGCTACTTTGTGGGCATCCTTAGCGCCAATTCTTCCAATTATCCTCGCAGTAGTTGCCGCAATTGCACTATTCAAAAAGGCATTAGCACTTGACCAAGCCGTAGCGGATTTAAGTCGTGAAATGGGTATCGCTAATGATGAGGCTGCTGATATGATTGACAATTTCAATGGAATGTCAGTTGCATCGGGTAACCTCAACATGAGTACTAAAAATCTTATTGAAGCTCAAAAACAACTTGCAAGTTCTATTGGTATGACCGCTCAAATGAGTGGTGAAATGTTACAAGACCAAATCATGTTGACAAAATACATGGGAATGTCTGGTGACCAAGCTGCTCAATTCCAAAAGGTGGCAGCTGGTGCGGGTATGTCAACTCGTCAAATGCAAGAAGAAGTCGCAGGTACAGTACAACAATTAAATGATGCTACTGGAATGTCGATTGACTTTGCCGGGGTTATGAGAGACATCTCTGACCTTTCTCAAGAAATGAGAGGCAGATTCCAAGGTAATGTAAAAGAGATGGCACTTGCAGTAGCACAAGCAAAAGCAATGGGTACAACCTTACAAGAATCATCAGATGCGGCTCAAAACCTTCTTAATATGGAATCTTCTCTAAAAGCAGAGATGAAGGCTAGAGTACTTACGGGTGTAAATATCAACAACGATGAGATTCGT